CCCACGCGCGGAAAAAAGTCCGGTCCTGACCACAATCAGCAAACGCTAGTAGGAATCACCGAATGGCTGGTGTCAAGGGGAAAAGCGGGGGTGCGCGGCCGAACAGCGGCGGCGCGCGGCCTGGCGCTGGGCGCAAGCCGAAGAAGCCAGCGACGCCTGCCGCCCCTGCGCCGGCCGTCAAGACGACGCTTGAGCCTCAGCCGCACGGAGGATCGCTGGTGCGCAACGCGGCCGAGCCCGTCGCCCAGCCGGTCGATCTGGACATGCTGGAGTTGCTGAAGAACATCGCGCTCGGACTGACCGACGCGAGCCCGATTCAGGTCCGCGCAGCCATCGCCGCCGTCCAGTACACGCACACCAAGCGCGAGAGCGGCGGCAAACGCGACGAACAGCAGGGCAAGGCCGAAAAGGTCGCTGGCGGCAGATTCAAAGCCGCGGCACCGCCAAAGCTCGTAGTATCTAACGGGCGCTGAAACAGTATCTGCGCATAACCAATAAACCGCCTCCGGGCGGTTTTGTCGTTTTGGAGTTACCTCATGAGCAAAAGCAACGCCTTCGAGACCGCACTGCTCGGTCTCCTGTTCGAGAACACCGCCATGACCAACGTTGGCGACGCGGGCGGTCTGCGCGCCACAACGACGGCCGGAAGCCTGTACTTCAGCCTGCACACCGCCGACCCTGGCGAAGCCGGCGACCAGACCACCAACGAGGTGGCGTACACCAGCTATGCGCGCGTGGCCACGGCCCGCAGCGCAGCCGGCTGGACGGTCAGCGGCAACGCTGTCGCAGTCGACGCCGACGTGACGTTCCCGGCCGGCACTGGCGGCAGCGGCACGGCCACGCACTGGGGTCTGGGCACGTCATCGAGCGGGGCTGGCGTGCTGCTCTACAAGGGCGCCATCAGCCCGAACATCGTCTGCGGCAACGGCGTCACGCCGCGGCTGACGGCGGGCACGGTGGTGACGGAGGACTGATGCGATGACCCTCACCACGCAGCAGAAGGCGACGCTGAAAGCCGCGATCAATGCCAACCCGACGTGGGCCGCTTATCCGATGTCTGGAGACGGCTACTACGACCTGGCGCGAGCACTCAGCCAGGAGGCAGCGCCTACGTTCTGGGTCTGGTCGACCGCAGCCGACGTGCAGGCGATTCGCGCTGCCGTAGTGTGGGCAAACCTCACGCCGAGCGATGTCCCTGACGGCACGCAGAACTGGATGAACCGCTCTCTGCAATGCCAGGGAAAGCAGTTCAATCTGCAGATGATCATCCCATTCACCGGCACGCTCAATGCGTCAGACGTGAACCTGCGCAACGGCCTGCAGGATGCTCTGCAGAACGTGCGATCTGGCGCTGCTGGCGCTTCTCAGGATGCCGGATGGGCTGCAGTGCGCAACACGCTCGCACGCAAGGCCAAGTACATCGAGCAGATCCTGGCCAACACCACGACCGGCAACGGATCGACTCGCGTGTTGTCGGCGACGATGGTGTGGGAGGGCGACATTGGCGACGCTGATGTGGCCGCTGCGAGGGCTGCGTAATGGCTGTCACGACCGTCACCTATAGCGCCAACACGGCGATCACGTTCGACATCTCGTCGCTCGGCACAAGCTCGACGTTTGTTGCCGGTCGTGAGTCCACGCAGATCGACAACACGTCGACCAACTACATGGACGCACTGGTGACGGTGGACGGAATCACCGGGCACGCATCAACTGCACCGACAGTCGGGCAGATGATCCAGCTTTACCTGTGGGGGTCTGATACGTCGTTGGCAACCACTGCGATTGACGTGCTTGACGGCACTGACAGCGCGGAGACGCTCTCGCACGTGTCGGTGCTCAACAGTCTGCGCTTTGTGGCCGCGCCAGCCGTCACAGTTGCCACTGCTGGCCTGCTGTACTACATCCAGCCGTTCAGCGTGGCGCAGCGATTCGGCGGGGTCATGCCGAAGTTCTGGGGCCTGTACCTAGCGCACAACCACACGGGCGCATTGGCGGCGAGCCAGTCGACGCTGTTCTCGTTCAACGGTATCACGTACACGACGGCTTGAGCGTGCGCTTAAGCCTGACACTGCGGCGAGTCTGAAATGGGCCTGATTCAGCGCGCGTGGCCGTGGACGGAGCAGCCGCAGACATGCACGGCGGCAAACCAAAAGTGGGTTGACGCCGGGCTTTCGGCACTATTCGACTGCCGCAGCGGCGTCGAGGTAATCGGCGGCGCGAGGGCTTCGGTCGACGGGCTGACTCGTTTGCCTTCACTCGCCGGAGTGGGGGCCGACTTCAGTTCCGCGCCAATGCGGTTTGCTCACCGGGCGAGCTATGCAATCACCGGGCCGATCTGGATCTTTGTCTATTGCGACATTGACGCGCTGACCAGCTATGGAGCGTTGGTCGCAAAACAGGCGACGACCACAACCAACGCGCCATATGAGTTGCGACTCGGCACCGCGTCAACTGGTTCAGACATCAATTTTGGCAGAGCCGATGCGGCGTCTATTGCGTCCCGCAACGCCGGCTCGACAATCGCCGCTGGGTCTAAGTCGGTTCGGATCATTCTCACGGCAACAGGGAAAGACCCGCTCGGCACCGTCTGGGTAAATGGAAATCCGTTCCCGCTTTATGGCGCGGGCACCGGATCGCCGACAGATAGCGTCTCGTCTGATGTCTGGATTGGCCGGCGCTATGACAGCGCAACGCAACTCGATGGCCGCATATTCACCGTCGCGCTTGGCCGGGGAATACTGCCTGAGTCGCTGGCCCTGGAGCTCGACCGCTCTCCGTGGGATCTGTTCGAGCCCCGCCGCATCATTGTCCCGGTGTCGGTGGCTGGCGCTGGTGATACGGCGGCAATCACCGCAGCCGCAGGCGCCGCTACCGCATCAAGCCTCGCAGGCGCTGCGACCGCTGCCGCCGCGATCACGCAAGCCGCAGGCGCAGCAACAGCATCGACCGTTGGTGGCGCCTCAACCGCTGCCAGCGCGATCACCAGCGCGGCCGGCGCTGCAACCGCATCGACGCTTCCCGGCGCAGCAGCCGCAGCTTCGACGATCACGGCGGCGGCTGGAGCGGCAACAGCATCAACCGTCGCAGCAACCTCAACGGCCGCTGCAGCGATCACACAAGCGGCCGGCACATCGACCGCCGGCACGCTGACCGGAGTCGCTGGCAGCGGATCAACCATCACCGCAGCGGCCGGCTCAGCCACGGCATCGACACTGGCTGGATCGTCGGCCGCAGCCTCTGCGATCACCGCCGCGTCGGGCGCGGCCACGGCAAGCACTGCCGCAGGCGCATCGACCGCTGCGGCGACGATCACGGCAGCCGCTGGCGCAGCGACTGCAGCCACGCTTACCGGATCAACGGCCGGAGACGCCTCGGCCATCACGCCAGCAGCTGGCGCATCGTCCGCGCAGATCATCGTCGGAGCCTCGTTTGCGCAGGCGGCCATGACGGCGGCGGCGGGAAGTTCGACGGCATCGACGATGGCGCCTGTCGGATCGTTTGTCGAAGGCAACCCCCGCGTCTGGCTTGTTGATGCCCGCAGCCACTACACCGCAATCGACGCCCGCAACCGCGTCGCGCATCTTTCGTAGGACGCAAGCATGGACACCCTCGAAAAGCGCACCTTTGACGCCAGGCTGTTCGATGTGAATTGCACCGACCTGCTGGACGACGACGAGACAATTTCCAGCGTGTCGACCATCGTTGCCGACCAGGGCTCGCTGACGTTCGGCACGGCAACGGTCAACTCGGCGCTTGTGACCTACCCTGACGGCACGACGGCGGCCATCGGCAAGGCGATCCAGTTCGAGATTTCAGGCGGGCGCATTCCTCCGGGCGTGGCCGAGCTCATGTGCACGGTGCGGCCTCGCTTGACGACGAGCCTTGGCAACGACCTCGAGGCGACGGTTCTGCTGCGGCTGACGGATCGGGTCGGCTGAAGAATGGAGTGGACGACAAGCTGCCCCGACTGGGAGCAGCGGATCGTTGCTGGGCGCTCGCTTGTGCCGTGCGGACCGCTGTTCACGGGCAAAGGCTTCGACGAAGACATGGCCGTCTTCAACGCCTTCAAGGTGGTGGATGTGGCCGGCGCTCCAACTGTCGGCGAGATTGCAAGGCCGTGGCTGTCGGACTTTGCGGCGGCGTTCTTTGGCTCCTACGCACACGAAGGCGAGCATCAAGGCAAGCGCCTGATCCGCACCTTCTTTCTGAAAGTGCCCAAGAAGAACTGGAAGTCGGGGATCGCGTCCTTCCTGATGGGAGCGCTGCTGGTGCGCAACTGGCGCGAGTCCGGCGAGTTCGGGATCATCGCGCCGACAACTGAGGTGGCGAACAACGCATTCGGGCCGCTGAAGCACGCGATCCGCAAGGACGAGGAACTGTCGGACCTGCTCCATGTGCAGGACCACATCCGCACGATCACAAACCGCTCGAGCAAGGCGACGCTGCAGGTCGTGGCGGCCGAGAGTGACACGGTGAGCGGCAAGAAGTTCATCGTCACGCTGGTGGAGGAGCTTTGGCAGTTCGGCAAGCGGGCAAATGCAGACGGCATGCTGATGGAGGCCACGGGCGGCATGGCCAGCCGCGATGAAGGCGCGGTGATATACATCACGACGGAGTCCGACGATCCTCCGGCCGGCGTCTACAAGGCGAAGAACGACTACGCGCGCAACGTCAGGGACGGCAAGATCAACGATCCGTCGTTCCTGCCGGTGCTGTACGAATGGCCGCGGCACATGATTGAGTCCGAGGCCTACCTTGACGTGAGCAACGCGGGCATCGTCAACCCGAACCTTGGCGCATCGGTCAGCACCGAATGGCTGCGAACGAACTTCGCCGAGAAGAAGGCCGAGAGCGATCGGGCGTTTCAGGTCTTCCTGGCGAAGCACCTGAACGTGGAGATGGGCGGCCGGCATGGATCTGACCGCTGGGCCGGCGCCGACTTCTGGCAGCAGGCAACGATCGTTCTGACGCTCGACGAGTTGATGGCGCGCAGCGAGGTGGCGACGACCGGTGTTGACGGCGGCGGCCTGGATGACCTGCTGGGCCTGGCCGTCCTGGGCCGCGAATTCGGCACCCGCCGCTGGCTGCTGTGGTGCAAGGCCTGGGCGCACAAGATCGTGTTGGAGCGCCGCAAGGCCATCGCATCGGTGCTGCGGGACTTCGAGAAGGCCGGCGATCTGGTGATCGTCGAGAAGCCTGGCGACGACGTGAAAGAGGTTGCCGACATCATCTGCCGGCTGAACGAGGCTGGCCTGCTGCCAGAGAAGAACGCGATCGGCGTCGACCGTCACGGCATCGGCGCGCTGGTGACCGAGCTTGAGAAGCCAGAGCGCAACATCAAGGCCGAGCAGATCACGGGCATCCCGCAGGGATACAAGCTGCAGGGCGCCATCAAAGACTGCGAACGCATGCTGGCCGGCGGCGAGCTTGTGCACGCCGATCAGCCGCTGATGACGTGGTGCGTGGGCAATGCCAAGGTGGAACAGAGCGGCAACGCGATCTACGTCACCAAGGCAGCCAGCGGGACCGCGAAGATCGATCCGCTGATGGCGACGTTTGATGCCGTCGCGCTCATGTCTCTCAACCCCGAGGCGAATGTCATCGGGGAAGACTACGAATTGGTCGGCGTGTAGCCGCAGAGTGGACAGCCCATGAACGTCAAGATATTCAACGTGGCGATGCTGCTGGGCTGGCTCATGGTGCTGGCCGGAGGCGTGGTCATTCACCCGGGCTGGGGCATCGCTGTCGCTGGCGGCCTGCTGCTGGCGCTGTCGCTGGCATCCGCCTATCTGGCCGGGCTGTACGCGGCCCCCGGCAAGCCGACTGATGCCGTGACCGGCAACGAGGGCGCCTGATGTTCATCACCAAGCTGCGCGCAGATTCCGGCGACCGATCGCCAGCCGGCGACTTCTGGTTCACGCCGGTTGCCGCGCGCACCTCGGCCGGCGTGCGAGTGACATCGGAGTCGGCGCTGGCGCTGCCCGCCGTGTGGGCCTGCGGGCGCGTGCTGTCCGAAAGCTTCGCTGTGCTGCCGTTCATGCTGTACCAGCCGAAGCCCGAAGGCCGCGGCCGGACGCGCGTCATGCGCCACTGGCTTGAGCGCCTGATGTGCCGCAAGCCAAACCGCTTTCAGTCGCCCTACGAATGGCGACTGATGCTGCAGTGGCACCTGGCGCTGCGCGGCAACGCCTTCTGCCAAGTCAGCGACGACGGTCGCGGCGGCATCGACGAACTGCTGCCGTTGCACCCCGATCGCATGTCGGCAGAACTGCTGCCCGGCGGCAACTACCGATATCGCTACACCGACGAATCCGGCCGCGCTCACTACTACACGCGGGGCCAGATTTGGCACCTTCGCGGCGTCAGCAACGACGGCATCGTGGGCCTGAACCCGATCGAGGTGGAGCGCGAGGCCATTGGCGAGGCCATGGCCATGCAGACCTACGCGTCGCGCTTCTACGCCAACGATGCGAAGCCTGGGGGTGGATGGATCGAGCACCCGGGCGGCTTTGCTTCGCCGGCCGCGAAGAAGGTCTTCCGTGAGTCGTGGCAGGACATGCAGGGCGGCGCAAACCGCGGCAAGGTGGCCGTCCTCGAGCGCGGCATGAAGTTCCACGAGCTCGGCCTGAACAACGCAGACGCGCAGTTTGTCGAAGTGCGCGGCCTGAAGGTGGCCGACATCTGCCGCATCTTCCGCGTGCCGCCGCACAAGATCCAAGACCTGCAGCGCAGCACGAACAACAACATCGAGCACCAGGGCATCGAGTTCTGGAACGACACCATGCGGCCCTATTCCAGCCTGTGGGCCAGTTCGATCAACTGCTTCCTGCTGGGCGAAGACTCCGACCTGCAGCCGACCTTTGACATGAGCGAGGTCTTGATGGGGGACTCGCAGTCCAGGGCGCGCTACTGGTCGACGATGACGACGGCAGGCATCCTGACGCGCAACGAGGGCCGGGAAGCCGAGAACTACGATCCGCTTGACGGCCTGGATGAGCCGCTGCAACCGATGAACATGGGCAACGCTGGCGCCAATGCCGTGCAGCCGCAGGACCGAGGGCAGTCGCAGAACGACGCTCGCACGGTGAGCATGCTGCGGGCCAACGCGGGTCGGATGGCGCGACGGCTGGTGGCCGGCAAGCCGCTCAAGCCCGAAGCGCTGGCCGAAGCGCTGGCCATTCAGGAATATGACGCGGCGGTGTGGCTCAGCGAGCACGACTGCTCGGCCATGGGAGAACCTGCCGTAACCGAATCTCTCTTGCACCTGGCGCTGAAGGAGCCCGCATGAAACACCCTCACCTCCTGGCATGGGCGCTGTCGACCCCGTGGGCCATGCGCCCCGACTCCATGGCCGCCTACGCGATGGTCCTGGCCGCGCACTACGGCACGCCGGGCGCGCTGGCCGCCGCCGTGTCCGACTTCAAAGCCAGCAGCGAGCCGCAGGCCGCGGCGCCCAGCGCCAGCCGGCGCAGCGGGAGCATTGCGGTGGTGTCCGTGACCGGCCCGATCGTCGAATGGCCGAGTCAGATCGACATGTGCGAAGGCGGCACCAGCACGCGAGCAATCTCGCGGGCGATGGAAGAACATGAGGCCGACGACTCCGTGAGCGGCATCGTGCTCGCCTTCTCGACCCCCGGCGGCAGCGTCTACGGCGTGCAAGAGGCCGGCGACACGATCAACCGCGTAAAGGGCCGCAAGCCGGTCTACGGCGTCGCGCAGAGCCTGGCGGCGTCGGCCGGCTACTGGTTGCTGTCGCAGTGCACCGAGGCCTACTGCTCGCCGGGCGGCGAGGTGGGCAGCATCGGCGTCTACAGCGGTCACGAGGACATCAGCAAGGCGCTGGAAATGCAGGGCGTGAAGATCGAGCTGTTCTCGGCCGGCAAGTACAAGACCGAGGGCCATCCGTTCGGCCCGATGGACGACGAGGGCAAGGCCTACCAGCAGCAACGCGCGCAGGACTACTACGGCGCCTTCACTCGCGCGGTGGCAAAGGGCCGCGGCGTGCCGGTGGATGCCGTGCGCAGCGGCATGGGCGAAGGTCGCGTGCTCGGCGCAGAAGCCGCGCTGGCCGAAAAGATGATCGACGGCATCGACAACCTCGAAGGCGTGATCGGTCGGCTGCAGCGCGCAACCCGCGCCGCGCGCCCGGCTCGTCTGGCATCCGCTCGCAACGACATGGAGTTCATGGGCTAAGCACGGCCCGCCCGCGGCAGGAGTCCTTTGACGCCTGCCGCGCCGGCCCCTTTGGGCCGTTGTGCACCCCAACCGGCCGCCGCAAGGCGGCTTTCTTGTTTCTGGCCGCCTACGGGCGGCTTTCGCATTTCTGGAGAGCAACCATGAAGAACCGTTCCCTGATCGCCCTTCTGGGTGTCGCACTGGCCGCCATCGCTGGCGCCGCTTGGGCATCGCCCGACATGACGGCCGCCGTCGTGTCATTCCTCACCTCGCCCGATGCGCTGGTGTTGGCCGCATGGGGGCCTGCCGTGCGCAGCCTGCAAGCGCAAGACTCCCAGCTCGTCGCGTCGATGCGCGCACTCGTCACCACTGCCGAAGGCGAAAACCGAGACCTGACCGAAGCCGAGGCCGCGACCTTTGCGCAGCACAAGGCGGGTCGTGAGTCGCTGAAGGCCCGCATCGACCGCGCTCAGCAGTTGGAGTTGGACGAAGCCGGCCTTGCCGCCAATTCGCCCGTCGCCCCGATTGCTGCCGTGCCCGGCATCGACGCTTCCGGCCGCTCTGTCGTGCAACTGGCGACCGCCGCGCTGCGGGTGTCGGAGAACGTCGAGTCGGACCCGAATCGCGGCTTCCGCAGCATGGGCGACTTTGCCCGCGCCGTGGTGGGCGCAACGATGGCTTCGCGCACCGGCACGGTCATGGACTCGCGCCTCGCCGTCCTGATGTCGCCCGGCGACCGCAGCGCCGCCGCTCCCAGCACCTACGGCAACGAAGGCTTGGGCGCTGACGGCGGTTTCCTTGTCCCGCCCGGCTTCTCGACCACGGTCAACCAGATCGCGCTTGAGGAACAGTCGCTGCTGTCGCTGACGGATCAGATGCCCATCGAGGGCAACACCATGACGATCCCGAAGGACGAAACGACCCCATGGGGCTCGACCGGCGTGCGCGCCTACTGGCAAGGCGAGGCTGCTGCCGGCACGGCCACCAAGCCGATCGTCGGCCGCACCGACATGCGCCTGAAGAAGCTGCTGGCGCTGGTGCCCGTGACCGAGGAACTGTTGGGCGATGCGACCGCGCTGAACGCCTACCTGCCGCCGAACATGGGCCGCTCGATCCGGTGGAAGTCGGATGAAGCGGTGCTGTTCGGCAACGGGGCCGGCGCTCCGCTGGGCGCCTTCATCGGCGCCGCAGCCGTGTCGGTGGCGAAGGAAACCAGTCAGACCGCGGCAACCATCAACGTCACCAACGTGACGAAGATGATTTCCCGCCTGCTGCCGGGCTCCTACAGCCGCGCCGTCTGGCTGGTGAACAACGACGCCCTGCCGCAGCTGTTCACCATGACGATGAGCGCCTATCCGGTGTGGATGGCGATGGGTGCAAACAGCGTCCAGGCGTCGCCTTACGGCAACCTGCTGGGCCGCCCGATCATCGTCACGCAGCACGCCAAGACGCTGGGCACGCAGGGCGACATCATGCTTGCCGACCTGCAGCAGTACCAGTCGATCACCAAGGCTGGCGGCATCACCATGGCCACGTCGATGCACCTGTACTTCGATGCGGATGCCGTTGCCTTCAAGGCGACGTTCCGCGTTGACGGTCAGCCCAAACTGGCGGCGGCGGTCAGCCCGGCCAACGGCAGCAACACCATGTCGGCGTTCGTGCAACTCGACACCCGCGCGTAAGCGTCAAGGGCCGCTTCGGCGGCCCGCTCTCAGCATCCCAACTTTTCAGGAGTTCCATCATGTACATCAACGTCGCAGCGGGCGAGAAGATCGCCGTCATCGGCACCATCGACCCGGCAACCGTGGCCAACACCGAAGTTTTCACGGACGTCATCGACATGTCGAAGTTCCACCAGGTGCTCGGCATTGCCCTCATCGGCAACGTCGCATCGGAAACCATCGACTTCAAGGCGTATTCGTGCGCCTCTGGTGGTGGCAGCGCAGCATCGCTCAAGGTCGCCACCCAGCTGGCCGCGCATGCGTCGAACAACGACAACACGCAGCTGGTCATCAACGTCCGGGCCGAAGACATGCAGGCCAGCGGCCAGCAGTACATCAAGTTCGGCCTTGTGACCGGCGGCGCGACCGGCGGCCCGTGCTCCGTTGTCGCGCTCGGCGTGGACGCAAAGTTCAGCCCGGCCAGCGACAGCGATCTGGCCAGCGTGCAGCAGATCAAGTTCTGATCCTGCCCGCGTCTCCGGGCTGCGCCCGGCTTGCGGCCCGCTCGCTTCATTGCGGCGGGCCGCCTCCATTCGTAGAGGGACCGTTCGATGAAACTCGTCAAGATCCGCAACAGCTTCTTCGCCACTGACGGCCTGGGCAATTCGCGCGCCGTCTTCGATGCCGGCAAGCACTACCCGGTGACCGAGGCCTCGCAGCAGCAGGTCGACCGCGGCAATGCGGATCTGATCGACGCGCCGGACGATCCTGAGAAGGCTGCAGCCACCGCTGAAGCCGCCGAGTCGAAGGCCGAGAAGGCTGCCGCCGCCGCGCTGGCTGCCCGCGAGGCCGCTGAGGCCGCCGCCGTGGCCGCTGACATTGCCGCCGCCGTGGCTGCTGCGCAAGCGGCCGAAACGCCCGCCAGCGAGGCCTGAACATCATGCTGCGCGTTACCACCATCGTTGCGCCGGCAGCCTTGCCCATGGACGTGAACGAGGCGCGCGAGCATGTGAACCAAGACCTGACCGTCGATGACGCGAAGCTCGACTCGTTCATTCGCGCGGCGCGCGACTTCGCCGAGGGCGAGTGCAACCGCACCATCATCGCCACCCGCTACCGCGCCACGCTCGACGGATTCCCGCGCGTGATCTGCCTGCAGCGCGGCCCGGTGCTGCGCGTGCGCTCTGTGCAGTATCTCGACATGAACGGGGCGTGGCAGACGGTGGCGACGACCGTTTATGCCGTCGACCTGACCGGACCCGTGCCGTGCATCACCGAAGCATGGGGCCAGACCTGGCCGTCCGACGTGATGCCACAGATCGGCTGCGTCCGCGTCGAGTTCGATGCCGGCGAAGCTGCCGCCGTCACGGCCGTTGCCGCTACCGACGTGCTGACCATCAAGGGCGGCGTGTGGAGCGCGCTGGCTGTCGATGATGTCGTGCGCCTGTCCAACAGCGGCGGCGTGCTGCCGGCTCCGCTGGAAGAGGACACCGACTACTACCTGCAGGCCGTGCCCAGCGCGACGACATTCAAGCTGTCGGCCACGCAAGGCGGCGATGCGATCGACATCACCGATGCCGGCACGGGCACGCACTACATCGGGCTTGTGCCTGACGGCCTGAAGGCGTGGCTGAAGCTGCGCATCGGGTCCATGTACGAGCTGAGCGCCGACGTGGAATATGGATCGGCCGACTTCAAAACGCTGCCCTACGCCGACGCCATGCTCGACCGCTACCGCGTTGAGTTCGCCTGACCATGCGCGCCGGCCTACTCCGATCGCAGGTTCACTTCGAGCGCCGCAACCCGGACGTGCGCGACACATGGGGGCAGGAGGTTGAGCGCTGGCTGCCGTATGCCACGGCCCGCGCCGACATCCGTTTCCCGACCGGCATGGGCGCAATCACCGCCGAGGCCATCGAAGCCGACCGCGAGGTAAGCGTGACGAAGTGCAGCATCCGCATCCGCTGGCGCAACGACATCACCGCCGACATGCGGGTTCGCGTGCAGGTTGCCGGCGAGCCGACGTACTTCGACATCAAGCAGATCATTCCCGACCTGGCGCAGCGCCGGTACGTGGATCTGGTGTGCGCAACAGGGGCGCGCGAGTAATGGCCGCCGACACCGCAGAGCGTGCATTCACCGGCAGCAGCCGCTCGCTGTCGACGTTCCCGAAAGAGCGCTATGCGTCCGTTACGTCGAGCATCAGCGATGCGCTGGCCCGGCTTGCATCACCGGAGGCGATCGACGCTGTTCTCGCAGGCGCAGCCTTCGCTGGCGCGACCGTGATCTACAACGAACTACAGATCCGCACGCCACTGAAAAAGGGCGTGCTTCGGGACTCGCTCTACCGCTGGCACGACGACGCGCGGTCGAAGTCAGGCAAAACGCACATCTATTTGGTCGGCCCGAACAAGAGGGAGGCGGGCCACTGGGCGAACGTCGAATACGGCCACTGGAGATACAACCGATCGATGGGCAAGAAGGGCTTCATGAAGTCCAAGAAGCTCGCCCCACAGAAGTCAACCAGCATCAAAGGCGAAAAGCACGGCGGTAAAGGCGCTCTGAAGCAACCAGTGTGGGTTCCGCCGCACCCGTACCTTCGCCCGACGTGGGAAGCCCGAAAGGCCGATGCCGTGCGCGCCATGCAGACGCGCGCCATGGAGCGCCTGCAGCAACTGTTGAGGCCCGTCTGATGGAAGTCGACCTCGAGGCATTGGTGAACCCGCTGCTGACGGGCGGCCTGTGGC